AGCCATTATACACAAGGAGATATCGAGGTTATCGATTACATCGAAGACAAGAAACTGGGGTATCGATTGGGTAATGTAGTGAAGTATGTATCCCGAGCTGGTCATAAGGACGATGCTATTAAGGATTTGAAAAAAGCCCGTTGGTATCTAAATCGCGAAATCGCAAAGAGGGAAGAGCATGACAAAAGTCGAGCGACTACTAATTAACAAAGGACACTATCTAGATGACACGTATCATCTCGTCATGGATATAGTTAAGGTTGTAGATAATCTCAAGGATAATGTTGCCGAGAGATTAGATGATGATCTAAGTGATGATGCGTACGCCATGTGTGAGGAGATGTTTACCGCTGTTGAGCAATGCAAAGCAGATATGGTAGAAGCCATCGAGGATATTGTCGAACGTATGGAGGTAAAGGATGCAAAAGCGTAGAAGCAGGGCAGATGTGATTGTAGGTGCCATACAGTCAGATTTAAGTCTCGCCATCATACGAGCCCGTAATAGACAACTGAGATCACCTATGCTAGATGATAGAATTCGTGAAAGCGGATACATTGACGGATTACTACGAGCACAGATGATTATCAGTAAATATGGAGATTATCGCATATGATGGTTAATGAAGAACTACAAGCTGTCCGCCATACTGAGCAGCGAATGCGTGCGTTAGAGATTCAGCTAGCCGCGATTAACCGAGATTTACATTCAGAAGCTATACAGATATGTGAATCGGGAGATGCTATGCCACGAATCAGTAAGCACTTACAAGAATGTAGGGAGGAGCTGAACAGAGAATGGGATGAATTGATTGATTCTCGAAACAAGGTCAAGCAAGTCATCAACCAAATAACTGACGGACAATATAGGGATGTACTGAATCTCAGATACATTAATGCATTGCCATGGGAGCAGATAGCTGTTGAACTAGGGTATTCGTGGCGACAAGTTCACAGACTTCACAAGAAAGCAATAGCTGAATTTGAAAAGATGGCATAGAATGGCACACTCTTAATTTAATATAATGTAAATGTAGTAGATAGCAGGCAGTGTCTGGCCCGCACAATATGTCTGCCTGCTGCACTGCCCCGGGGTAGACCTTACTTAGTTGAGGTCTACCCTTTTTCTTATTGAGTATCAATGATAATACCTAATTGAGAAAATAAAAATTTGGAAAAGGTACTCCGCGGGCGAAAAATGGCCGCTGGTCGCCCCCGCGCGGTAGGTGTCTCTGTGTAGGAGAAATTTTCCTGTTGAAAGTTGAATGTCAAGAGACAGAAAGGAGGTCGACAATGGCCGACGCAAAACCGAGAGTCAAATTCAATACCGCAGGCGATTTACTCGTATCAAGTGCTCAGCTTTGTGACCTTCTACGAGTAACCCCTGAAATTATTTCCAGGCACCATAAATCAGGGATGCCGAAAGCTGCCACAGGGTGGTGGAATCTTAGAGAGGTGCTTGCATATCTGGGACATGCAAAAGGGGATAAAGCAAAAGACCAATCTGCAGCCACTCGAAAGTTAGTTGCTGAAGCTGACTTAAAAGAGTCTAAAGCAGCGCGTGAAAAAAAGCTTCTTGAAATATTAGAGGGTGAATACATATCTCGTGCAGATGTTGCTAAGGAGTGGTCGGGGCGAGTACTTGAATTGAAGTCGTCATTTATTAAATTGGCGAAACGAATTGCAAGTGAATTCACGGATCCAGAGGCACGGGCGAATGTAGAAAAGGTGGTGAATGACGTTGTCGAAGACTACCTCGAAAGCTACGCGCGTAAAGGTGAGTACACGCCGGAAATCAAAGTCAGTCGAAAAGCAAAGGCCAAAGGTTGATTGGTTCCCTGAAGAACTTGAAGCGTTCAAACCCCCAGAACGATACACCGTATCAGAATGGGCTGACAATTTCAGGGTATTAACAAATATATCCGCAGAGCCCGGTAGGTGGAGAACCAATCGGACGCCATATCTAAAAGAGCCTATGGATAAATTCACAGACCCTCTGATTGAACAGATTGTACTGTGCTTTGGTGCACAACTTGGCAAGACTGAAACAGAGCTCAACATGATAGGGTATGCATTAGACCAAACACAATCACCAGTTATGATGGTATACCCAACAGACGCTATTGCTAAATTTGCTAGCGATAAGCGAGTACAACCGATGATTAAATCGGTTAAATCTATTAGTGATAATTTTGACGAGAATAGTAAACTGCTTGAATTGGATTTTAACAACGGCAATTATATGGTACTGGTTGGGGCGAACTCACCAAGTAGCTTATCGAGCCGCTCAATCAAGTATCTATTCTTTGACGAAATAGACAAATACCCAGCCTTTTCAGGTAAGGAAGCAGATCCAATAAAACTTGCAAAGGAACGTACTAAAACGTTCGTGGACAAGAAAATAGTAATGGTATCTACGCCTACTGTTGAGTCGGGTAATATTTGGCAGGCGCTCATGAATGCAAATGAGCGCAGGCAGTATTACGTGCCATGTCCACATTGCGGAGTGTCGCAGACCCTCAAGTTTAAGCAGATAAAATGGCCAGATGAACACAACGATAATGCGGACATGATACGTGATACAGCGTATTACGAATGTGAACATTGCGGCGGACACATCTACGATAAGCACAAAATGGAAATGTTAAGACATGGAACATGGGAAGCGGTAAATGCATCGCAAAGCAAAGTCCGCTCAATTTCGTATCACTTATCGTCGATATATTCGCCGTGGGTCACGTTCGGAGACGTTGCGTACGAGTTTAAGAATTCCAAAGGTACACCTGCCTCGTTAATGAACTTCATCAACTCATGGTTAGCAGAGCCGTGGAAATCTGCGAAAACTAAAAGCACACAGAATCTAGAGTTTACACAATCGGAAGTCCCTCGAGGTATTGTGCCACAGCATGCGCCACTACTTATCGCATCTGTCGATGTGCAGCAAGATCATTTCTGGTGGGAGGTTAGAGCCTACGCTCATGGTGTATCAAGTTACTTAGTCGATTATGGTCAAGCAAGTAGTTGGGCAGATTTAACCGAGATACTCATTGATAGAGAATATCCATCAGAGTATGGTGAGGCCCGTAAGATTGTGAGGGCCGGTATCGATAGTGGCTACCGAACAGATGAAGTATATCAGTACTGTGCGCAGTACCCAGAAGTATGCGTGCCAGTTAAAGGTGATTCATCACACAGTCCTCTAGCTCCGCCTTATAAGATGAGCAGCATCGAGAAGGGCGTCATCGGAGGCATGAAGCTGTACGTAGTGAATACCGATTACTGGAAGGACTTTATATTTGCACGTATGGTACGTCCGGCTAATGAGCCTGGCACAATCCATTTATTTAAGGATTGCCCGGAGGAATATTCGGAACATCTCCGGTCGGAGGAAAAGCAAGAAATCCGAAATGTAAAGACCGGAGCAGTTACAGTGCAATGGAAACCATTAACCAGTCATCCAACAAATCACTTGTTGGATACGTGTGTATACAACGCCATGGTGGCGGACTCGGTAGGTGTTAAATACTTACCCGAATATAATCTGGATACCCATGAGGAGGACGAAGATACGGATGATGAAGGCTTTAACGCAGATAGCAGAGGTTGGTTTAGTTAAGAAGGAGGTGAGACCATGAGCGCAAGAGAAGACTTGGAGCGTATTCGAACGATAATCGAGGAAATCGAGACGAATGGATACGCCGAGATGTCTGTAGGTGGTAAGCGATTTAAGACGCATGACCTGCCGACATTATACGCCCGTGAGCGTGAGTTAATGGCTCGCGTTGATGATGAGGAAGGTAATAGCACGACATCCTACGTGTCATGGGAGCGACGATGAACATACTCGATAAGGTAATAGCTTATTTCAATCCAGAGCGCGCTGCCCGTAGAGCATATTTCCGTAGTTCGCTTGAACGTGGATATGATGCGGCGTCAACAGACCGATTGAGTGGCGACTGGATGCCAGTATTTGGTACAGCTGAACAAGTAGCATCAGGCCAACGTGATTTGATCCGAGGTCGTGCACGTGCAGCAGAACTTAATAGTGACCTCGCTGAAAGTGTTGTATTGGCATTACTACGGAATGTAGTAGGTACCGGAATAAAGCCACAGTGCAAAATTAAGACCAAAGCAGGAAAGCTAAATGAAAGACTCAACAAGAAAATTGAGGAGGCTTGGTCAGATTGGGTGGATAAGGAGAATGCGGATATCCGAGGAATATCTACGTTCTATGAATTGCAGGAAATGGCTCTACGCCGAATGGTCTATGACGGGGAAATCCTAGTTAATATGACCTCCGAAGGCGCAGGTATACCACTATCATTACAGCTTATCGAGGGCGAGAATATCGGAGCCGTATCGGTAAGCGAGAATGGCAACAGTATTGTTAATGGCGTAGAAGTTAATAAATACGGAAGACCAATAGCATATCACGTATTCCAAACAGACCCATTAGGAATACGGTCGTTTAACGAGGCAAGGCTGCCAAGTAATAGGGCTTTCCTATTACATAAGCCTCGTAGGCCTAGTGAATTGCGCGGGGTTAGTATGTTAGCCCTCGTGTTAAAGCGTATTCACGACGTAGATGAATACATGGATGCTGATCTTATAGCGGCTCGTGTAGCAGCATGTTTCGGTGCGTTTGTAACAAGTAGTACCGGGAGCGCCCCGATGGTTGCGAATAAGATTGATAGTAAAGGCAAGAAAGTTCGTTCAATGGCGCCAGGGATTATCCAACATCTACGTGCAGGTGAATCAATTTCATTTGCGGAACCTAAGCGAAATGCAGGAACCGCATCAGAATACTCAGCGACACAAACAAGACGCATAGCGTCAGGTATGGGTCTAAGCGCGGACATAGTGACGCGCAATATTAGTGGTAACTTCTCCGCAGCTCGGCAGAATATGCTGGAAGACCAGCAATCATTCAAGCAGATGCAGCGTTTTATAATTGAGCATTTTTGCATGCCTGTATGGCAGGCTTTCATTGAAGCATGCTACCTAAAGGGAATTATCCCGGCCAATGACTATGCGGCAAACCCAAAACTTTATAAGAAAGTAGCGTGGTTAGCTCCAGGCTGGTCTTGGATTGACCCTGTTAAGGAAGTTAATGCTAATAAGGAAGCTATTAAGGCAGGACTTACAACGCTCGAAGACGTATGCAGTGCATCAGGCAAGGACTGGGAAGAAGTACTTGAACAGCGGAAGCTGGAACAAGACCGCATTAAGGAATTGGGTGTTGCCCTTGATATGAATGGGGACATAACGAATCTAGCGGATGATAATGCCACTGATATGAAAGGAGATGATAGCTAGTGGGGAAATTTGCAAAGCAGCTCTTAGGTAAGTATGCCCGAGAGGCACAAATTACAAATATCGAAGCGAACGATGATCGTACCGTCGAATTGTCCTTTTCCTCTGAAGAGCCATATGAAAGATGGTTCGGAACAGAGATATTGTGTCATGACGACGGATGCATTAACCTAGACCGCTTTAATAGTGGTTTAGGCACAGTGTTATTTAATCATGACCGCGACGCGGTTGTTGGCCACATCGAAAATGTGTGGATTGAAGACAATCGTGGCAAAGCGATTGTTCGATTCGATGAAGATGATGAATCCGAAAAGATTTATCAAAAAGTGTTAAAAGGCACGCTACAGGGCGTGAGTGTCGGGTATTCCATAAGCCGATACGAGGAATTAATTGATTCCGATTCCAAAAGCTCCAACGGTCGATTTACTGGTCCGGGTTATGTAATCACAGACTGGGAACCATTGGAAATTAGTATTGTGTCCATCCCTGCGGATCCAAGTGTAGGGGTAGGCAGAAGTGTAGATGATAATGAGGAGGAACCTATGAAAGGTGATGCAAAAGCAAAAGGCACTGAGCAAAACGTGCCACAAGTAGTACCGGAAGTACCAGAGTCCGGAGTTAAAGGTTTTAATGCGGATGACGCTAAAAAATTGATTGCGGCAGAACGTGAACGTGTATCCACAATCACTAGCCTATGCCGTGATTTCGATGTTGACGGTGTAGATGAATTCATCAAATCCGGCAAATCTGTTGCCGAAGTTCGTGAGGCAGTAATGGATGCGTTGCGTGAACGCAATAAACCAGTATCCGTTAAAGTTGGTGAAGCAGATTCTGATAAGTTCCGCATGGCTATGCAGGACGCTTTGATGATGTCTGTGGGTATCCCAGTCGCAAATCCTGCACCAGGTGCAAATGAACTCCGTTCTATGTCCTTAATGGAATTAGCACGTGAGTCTATGGTTCGTGAAGGTCTAACTGCTAATTACTCCGATCGATTTGAATTAGCTCGTGAAGCTATCAACTCCACATCCTCTTTCCCAATCGCGTTGTCTAATGTAGCAAGTAAGGCCTTGATGCAAGGTTATGAAACAGCACCATCTACATTTGCAACTTGGGCGGGGAAAGGTAGTAATCGTGACTTCAAACCAGCAAAACGTTTTTTACTTTCCGAAGCAGCTGAATTGAAACTTGTCCCTGAGGGCGGACAATTCAAGGATTCCCAAATGAGCGAAGCAGGTACGAATGTTAGTGTATTGACATTCGGACGTACGTTCAGCTTAACACGACAAGCTATTATTAATGACGATTTGGGTGTATTTAACGATATTTCTTCTAAATTTGGTCGTGCAGCAAAAAATAAAATCAATAACATGGTATATGACCTTTTAAGCGGCAATACTGTGTTAGAAGACGGAAAGGCCTTGTTTAGTGCAGACCGTAAGAACTTGGCAACTGCAGGCTCCGAATTAAGTGTTGTATCTTTAGCTGCAGGTGTAGCAGCTATGCGTCGTCAAAAACATATTGGTGAAAATCGCAATTTGAATATCTCACCTACATATTTGATTGTTCCACCTGAGCTCGAAGCATTAGCATATCAAGTAGTTAAATCTGTGGTAGACCCTGCTCGTAGCAATGATACAGTCAACCCATTCAGTGGTCGATTCACTATTGTAGTTGATGCGGCATTAACAGACCCACACGCATGGTATTTAGCAGCTCGTCCTACAGATGTTCAAACTATCGAAGTAACGTACTTGAACGGTGTTGAAACACCTCGATTGGAAACACAAACAGGCTTTAAAGTTGACGGCATCGAGTACAAAGTAGCAATCGATTGCAACGCAACAGCAATTGACTTCCGCGGCTTGTACAAAAATCCTGGTAAATAATTAGTAACTGATTAGGAGGTAAATAGATATGGCTAAATTCATTCAAGAACTAGACCGCGTCGATTTTAAAAATACAACGACCGAAATGATTGAAGTAGGGGACATCGTTCCTATCGGTAAAATGCACGGTGTGGCAATTACAAACATTGGTCCTAATTCAATCGGTGCAGTTAAGGTAACTGGCTGTTTTGAAGTAGCGGCATTAACATCCGATTCTTTTGCAGTAGGTGATACTGTGTATTTCGACAAAGATCAAAAGCGAGCATCTAAGACGGACACTAACCCAGTATTAGGCGTGGCTCTTACAGAAAAACGCCCAGGTACTACAGTATTGGAAGTCGCTCTTGTGCCAAATGTAGAAAAGTAATGTAAAGGC